TACCATTGTCTAAAATGATCGTATGATTTTTTTTGAAATTTTAATAAATGAAGAACGTTTTTAAATTCATCTCTAATATTCTTTTTAATTCTATCATCGATATTAAGAGTATCTAATCTAATTGATACAGGAGCTCTCTCATGCTCAACTACAAATGCTTCGTTAACGATATCATCTATAGCGGCATCAGCTTCTGGAAAAAAGCTGATGTCTCTATATTGTTTAATTAGTTGATGTTCGTTACGATACTTTGCGTCTTGTTCATAAGTGTAGCCGATTCTTCCGCCGACAGGCAACTCAGTACCGTCATCCATTTCCATGGGTATTGGACTTGGTTGCTTTTTTTCTTTCTCTGGAGTTACTAATTCAAATCCAAAGAGATCTATTCTTTTGTCTGCCATTCTGCTTCCTCATAATATACTAGTCTAATAATACTGTTATAGTCGATTATCCGACATTGTCTGTAGTATTACTAGTCCAGTATTGATATGCTATAGTTGCGCTGAACTCTTCGATAGTGTCTGTTGCATCGAAAGACATATCGATTGGGTCAACTTGAACTGGGAAACAGCCTCTAAAAGTGTAAGTCTTTTGAACGTCGTTATTTTTATCTAACTGCTCAACTCTCCAATCTTGAATGTACGCCTGAACGTTAGTACCTAATTCTGTTGTACCATTTACATGTTGATTGATTTGATTCATCCAAGACTCAAATGCATTACGAATAGCAAAGTTATTGTCATTCATAATAGTAATTGTCCAGTCTTCGAAGATTCTATCTCCAGCAACTTTTAATTGTCTACCTCTAAACGGTACAGGTATTTCACCAATCGTTGATGGAGGTAATTGAGCACCTTTGATAAGAAAAGAACCTAACTGTACTAGACCAAGACCAGTATTATCTGTATTAGTGACTGTTCCAGGAAAACCTGGAAACACTCTAAAATAATTTGGTCTTGCTCCACCACCTATAAGGGCTGCTTTAAAGTCATCTATTCTTAAAGTCATGTTACGCTCCTGCTACTTCTTCAAAACTAACGCCGGTTCTAACTGCGACGAAGTTAAGAGTTATAAAGTTAATTGAACGATTAGGTTTGATATAGATGTCAGCTACGAATCTATTACCATCAATAACCGCCGGTGTATTATTTGAAGTATCACAAACTACTTTAAAGTCTTGGCATCCTCTTCTTGCTTTTATATCTTGTAAGAAAGGCTCTACTGCTGCTACAAAATTAGCTCTTGTAAAGTCGTCGTTGAATTCAAAGAGTTGAAACTTGGCTGCAGTTGCAATTGCTTTTTCTAATACAATGAATAATCTTCTTACATTAATACGATCAAAAGCTGAAGGTTTACTTAGTGCAGTTTTATCACCAAATAGTAATGTACCTTGACCTCTTTGAGTAACCATAGGGTTGACTCTTTCTCTATACAGAACATCTCTGTCTGCTTGTTGAGGATTGAAAGATAATTTAACTACATTGGATACAAAACCTCTATTGAAACCTGCTGGTGACCACCAAGCATCATTAGTGAATTCTGACCTTGCGGTAATACCTGCTGTATCACCTGCCATCGCTGACCAGAAAAATTGATCATTATATCTATCATACATTCTCTTCCAAGCAGAATCGAACATTGCATACGATGTAGAGTTAAAGTCAGAAAAATAAGTAGTAACTTTAGCTGCAGTTGGATTAACTACTGCTGCATCATAAGATGGTGAGCAAAATACTACACAATCTTTTCTTACATTTGCAATATTATCTATTGCATACTTTTGTACTACTTTTTGTTTTGTCGCGTTTGAAGAACCGCTACCGAAACTATTACCTAAAATTAATGAGATATCAATTTCTTCCGGATCTTTAAACTTATCAAGACCTGCTGTATAATCACCTGCATCAACATCATCTCCAGAAGAACCACCATTAAGTGTGTATCTTCTTACACCTGTTAGAGATATGTTAGTAACAAATCTTACGAAGTCTTTTTCATTTGCTTTGTAAATATCAGTACCTATTGCAGTTACTTGTTCAGAATTTGATACTGCTGCGGTAGAATTACCGTTAGCTAGATCTTCTGTAAGTACGTAAATCCACTGTGATGTATTATTAATTATATTTTTATAATAATTTTGACCACCATCAGCTGTTTTACCGTTACCTGCTTTAGATAAACCTTCAAATGTTTCAAGTACTTCATATGCAGATCCTGTGATAGTAGTATCAGAGGTGTATACAATAACATGTACTTCATCTTGAACATCTGAGTCAAAGTTGTCTACAGACCATTGTGACCTACCTGGTCTTTTTTCAAACAATGTAGCTGCTTTAATTGCAGCTGAACCAGAGCCAACAATAGGTGTATTGTTAAAGTCTGAATCGTTCATGCCGGCATCAATAAGAGCTACTCCTATACCGTTACCTCTATGACCAGGGAACCTAGCATAGACTGAACCATTGATAAGAGTACTTTCTTCAGCATTAAAGTCATCTAAATTATTAAGAACTGCTGCTGTAGCAAAACCAGAACCTTGTTCAGCTTCTTGATAAGGAGTAAACGTTAGTCCTACTGTAGTTACAGCTGAAGGAGCAGTTGCAGCGGCTGGTGTTGTAAAAGTAATTGCTGTATCACCTGCCAATGCTGCGGCACCGTCGGAGTCTATCGCGGCGTCTGTGGCATTAGCTTCAGTATTGATAGCATTCTTTAAGATGTTTGCAACGTCACCAATGGATGAAATATCGTCGGAATCAGTAACTGTAAATTGAAATGCAGATGCGCTTGTAACTGCTCCAATGGTTACTGTCTGAGTTTTATGTCCGTCACCATCTGAATCGGGAAAAGTAAAAGCTGGGGTACCAGTAATACTAATTGTTGTCTTTCCTGACTCTAATGTAACGAACTCTGATGCAGCGTTTCTAGCGCCATCAGTTAAAATTCTTACTATTTGAATTGCATTTGCGTATGATAAAAAGTTCGCAGCTGTGTACCAATCACTTCTAGTACTTTCACCTGCTACTGTTGATACTTTTGGGTTACCAAACTTTGCTATTAACTGTTCTTCACTTGAAATAAGTGTAGGTTCTAGACAAGGTCCCCATTCAAAATTTCCAGCAAATGCACCTGTTGTAGTTGCTACAGCAGGTATAATATTGGTAAGGTCTTTTTCTTTTACCTGTACACCTGGACTAACTTGGAAGGCCATTTTTTGACTCCTTTATTTGTAAATTTACAATATATTTATAATCTATAGATCTACGAACTTGTTGGTAACGTAGTAGTAAACACGGGGTTATCTCCGCCATGACTATTTATTGTAAACGTTAATTTATATTCAGCTAAGCTGAACTTATCTTTGAATGCATATTCAATAACATTCGAATCTCTATACACCATTGTATTAAAGAAACCTTTAGCTACAGGATGTGATTCTAGGTTGTAAGCTAGCACCCTTAATATATTTGCATCTGATGAACCTTTAGCAAATATCATAGTATTAGAAGACACTGTAGATCCGTCTCCGGATACAACTCTCCAAGTAACACTCATTTGAGCTTCTAATATCTGATCACTATCAGTTGTGAACGTAACTGTCGCTAAGTTTTCAGAATCAGTTGGTACAGGAGTTGCAGGTGTTGAGCTTGAAGTAACACCTATTAAAGTATTCAATTTAGCTATATCACCTTGCATAGTACCTATTAGTGTACTCAATGCTTGAATAGCTATTTCATCTGAATCTCTATCAGCTCTTAATAAATTTATTTTATTATTAAGTACATTTATATCTGAATCGCTAGCGCCGCCTGATGAACTTACTTTAGTAGTAAAATGTACAAAATCTGAATCCATATCTGATTTTATTCTACCAGCTAAAGACTGAATATATGTCATTCTAGTAGCTTCACTATCAATGTCAGCTCTTAATCCATCTACTTCATTTCTCAATGTAGCAGCTACTGTAAGATCAGAGTCACCAATACCTACAATACTTCTTATCTTATCTTGAAATAAATTATGATCACTATCTAATCTAGCTCTTACTTGAGACTGCAATAAACTTAACTTAGTACCTTCAGAGTCTAATCTTAATCTCATTTGAGATTGAAGTACTGATACTTTAGCTGCCTCTGAATCTAATCTTAATCTTATGTCAGATACTCTGCTATCTAAAGCAGCTCTATCTGAATCTATTCTTACGTGAGCAGCATCAGCTCTTGCTTGTGCAGCTGCAGTCGAAGTACTTAGTGCTTGTAATGTTGCATCGTCTGAATCTAATCTTGATTTTACTTGAGTAGCTAACGCTTGTATAAAGCTTGAATCTGAATCTAATCTAGCAGTAATAGTATTGACGTTATTAGATAGATCAGCTACAACTTTTAAGTCAGAGTCGGAAGGTATTTCTAATACTCTTAAACCGTTCTCTCTTATTATTTCTATAACTTGATCACTATCAAAACCGGCAGAACCTACACCTAGTACACCAATATATTGACCACCACTAATGTATATACTTTTGCCTGTAAAGTCTTTACCATTAGGTAAGTTTTCACCCATAAAGTGTAACACACCAGATTGATAATCAAAAAACCATTCATCATCATTACCAGAACCAGCAGCAAATAGCTGATTAGATATTCCAGCAGCATTATCACTATCACCTGAATCGTGTAGATATACTTTTACTTGATATGTTGAACCAAATTCAGGTGGTATCCAATCTGTGACACCAGTAATCCAAGTTCTATTAGCACTCGCTGTACCATCTGCTACAGCTTCAACTAAATTGCTTGAATTATATACTTCTACAACTCCTGTAGTACTTGCAGGTAAAGTAGCTGGTATAAGATTAGCTTGTACTAGAGTTTTATCACCTCTGTTTAATAATGGAGATGCAATAGATTCGTTAGTAGGTCCTTTAATTGAATCAGAGTCAGTTCTAGTAACACCGAAACCTAGTTTCTTAAAGAGAAAGTCTACTTTTGCGTTTAAACTAATTGCCATTAACTTATACTCAAACTAGTTACTGAATCACCAGATGCTAAACCTATTCTTAAAAGAATATTATTATTAGTAGCATTGGTTGCGTTTTCTGTACCGAGCGTGAAAGTAAAAGAGCCATTCAGCGCTCCTGTACCTACAATATCACCTCCAGTAGATGCACATCCATTAGAACCGTTACCTCCTGATCCTGTGTTAGCGCCTGGGACACCAGCTCCTGCATATTGTGCTCCACAATCTAACCATCCATTTAATGAGGATGCTGAATCAATCGTTGTGCCTGGTGCTGCTATAAACATACCTTCTATACCAGAAGATGAAACAATATTAACTGTAAAGTTAGCCATTGCTGTTCTTCTAAACGCCATTGTAAAATATTGAGTTCCTGTATCACTTGATCTGTTAGGACCAGGAGGAACATATGTACTGTAGTTAGTAGTATCGTGTTTTAGTACTCCTAATCTAATTGTAGCTTCTTTTGTACCTTGTACGCCACTATCTGAATCTTCTACAAAAATATCTGTATTGTAATAATTGTACGAACCACCTCTCAATGCTGGGGTGTCTGTAGTAGCTGATTTAAAAGCTCCTGACCTAACTCCATTATCAGAAAATCCAGCACCTACACCTGTTACACTTATAGCAGTTTCATTTATTCCAGATTGAGAAGCTGTATGTACGTTTATGTTAGTTGTGTTTTCTACATAAGAACCAGTTCCATTAGCATTACTTGCTCTTATCTTAACTCTATCTACTGTTCTAACTGATGAAGAAGTAATAGGAACACTTAATGTACCTAATGTATAAGCAGAGCTAACACCTGTATTAGCAATAGGTATACCACCAGATAACATTGTTGATGAACCATCTACATTAGCGTAAGTGTAATTAGTATTAACTGTTCCGGATGAACTAGTACCTTCTTGATTTGTTCCCGTATCTATTTCAACAGGAGATGTTGTATCATTATAAGCTTGTCCTACAAAATTAGATATTTGAATACCTGCAACGTTTATTGTAGGGCTTCCAGAATTAAAATATGGTACACCTGAAATGTATCTATAGTTTCCTGAATTGTTGACTGATACAGTACCTGCGCTTGATACTGTCGGAGCCGCTGTAACTGTATCGTCTCTTAAAACGTGTACAATTGAAGTTTCACCTGTTTGTGAATGTCTAAGTCTTTGTGCATT